ATCTTTGCAGTATTGCTTGGAATCGGCTATCTCTTTGTAAAATTGTTGGCAACTGGATTGGAATCGTTATCGGAGCACGATGACTGACATTTATGAATCCCCCGATAAAGGGGAAACGGTGTATGTTCGCAAAGCAGGTGAGAGCGAACGTACTCTACACAGTGAGAGTACCCGTCATTCTGACCTCTATATCCAGATGAAAGAAAGTCAACTATGGGGAAACATTCACCGTGCAGCGAAAACAAATGTATCATTAGCTGATGCGTTAGATAAAGTGAAAATGATTTATGCGCTCATCAAAAAAGAAACTAACTAGGTATTTGGCAATGTGGGACATGACTGGACTTGAATGTCTAGTCAATGTATCTACTGTGCTAGATGAACATGAACAATGGGGTAAGGAAAATATCTGGAGTATCCTGAAAGAGGAAAAACGGTCCCCGGCACCTAGAGGTGTTCCGTTGGATAGTATGATACTTAGAGCAAGATACAATAGTCAACGCCACTATGAAATCTACACCTTTGATTCAGAGTTGACAGAAGAAGATATTAAAGAAACATTTGCTAGTGACCCACAAGTAATGGTAGATGCTATTCGCAATGTGGGTCATGAATTGTATAGTGATAGAGTATTAAAGAAAACACAGGTGATTACATGATGTATATTGGAACAAGTTTGGGTAGATGTTTGCGTAGCATTCTTATAGGTGAAGTGTCCGAGGAAGATGTATTATTGATCATCACTCGTACTATGACATTCGATACAGAGCGTTTTATCGGTGTAGTAAAAATGTATTACCAAGAAGGTAACTACACTTCACGTAATTCAACTGACTATGATCTTTCAGTCAAGCCATGGGAAGAAGTGGAAGCACTTGCTAACCGATTGTATACTACTGGCAAGATTCATCAGCCTAGGAACTTTGTAAATTTGGGTAATCAATTTATACATCCTGAATTGAGCAATGATGTTTGGGTTGAAGTAGCACCTAAAAGTCGTAATTCTACACCTGCGGTTGTTCAGGCATACGATCAATATAAAATGCTTGATGCGTTGACAAAATGAATGTAAATGTACTGGCTTGGTATGCTACCCGCAAGCTAGCATCCTCTCCACCTCACTTTGTAAAGTGCAATACTCCCTTGTCGGATAAATCACTACTTTGGGTAATGGCTAAATTACAAGGTAGATATTCATTATCGGACAGAGACGAAGACGATGATTTTGTGTTTTTAACCACACATGATATTTCCTTTGAAGATCCAGCAGAAGCAATGCTGTATGAGTTACGCTGGTCGGGTACAAAATAAATTTTGTGCCGGTCAAAAAACATTAAATATTTAAAACTAAGGAGATATAGTTATGAGTTTTTTACGACATGTAGGGAAAATCGGTGATCGGAAAGTAGCAATTGTTTTCCGTGAGGTACCAAATGAAACACATATGTGTTTAGTATGCTATACGGATACATTGAATCGTCACATTCACGATCCAATGATGAAATGTATTGAGAGTGATATTGGTCAAAGTAGCCAAAACTTAGCAGATGCATTGAATCGTACCCATACACAAGATGGTAAGTACATTTTACAAGTACTACATGCACAGGGCATGTTGAAAAAAGTACAAACAGAATCAGTGGTGGTAACACCTAATTCTAATACTAGGATTAAACTTAGTGACTTGAATAAGATTCTAGATGAAATGGAACAAGGTGAAGCAGCAGTTAAACGTTTAGCTGAAATTGATAGCAGCCGTGGCATTCAAGATGCTAACCAAGTTGCCCAAAGAGCACGTGACCGCGCTGCCGAAGCAAGTCTTCCACCAGTCACTACGGCAGAAGATGGGTTGTTGTCCGATACACTAATTGCTAAAAATCTACGTAATCAAGCTAGGAAGATGGAAGATGAAGCTAGAGGTCTATTGGCTGAAAGTGCTAGATTGCAAACAGAGGCATCTTCACTCGATGGGGTAGCATCAATGTATGCCTCACCTAACGCAAGCAATGTGCTAGCTGCACCTGTAGCCAAGAAACGTGGTCGCCCTGCTAAAGTTAAAGTACTAGTGTAAATAACGAATGACTCCCGAGTACATCAAAAAATGGGAACACATTCTTGAGGATATTGATAAAGTTAATGTACCTGTTCAATTCATTCGTAAAATCGTAGTGAAGATGACAGGGAAGAAACAACATACTATTAATATTCAGGCTTTGATGAAGCAAGGATTGGACCCGGAAGAGGTGGAGGAAGTTATTTCACGTAAGTTAAATGAACTCGATCCACTAATCACTAGTTTTGAATTTGTCCTCAACGTTGAGAACATTGCAGAAACAGTGCAACCCGAAACAGATAAACTATTAGGTAAACTATGAAGTTAATCGTAGCGTGTGATCCTAATGGAGGAATAGGCTATAAAAACAAATTGCCCTGGAGTAACATTCAGGGCGATTTGCCGAGATTCAAAAAACTAACTACAGATAAAATTGTTGTTATGGGCAGAAATACTTGGGACAGCTTAGAGAAAAAACCTCTACCGAATAGAGTTAATATAGTCGTAACTACTCGTGAGTTAGAAAATGTTACTACTATTAATAGTATCTCACATCAGTTTTATGGCGAATACCCTGATGCATGGCTCATAGGCGGTGCGCAACTTATCAACAGTAGTTGGCATCTTATTGATGAAGTACATTTAACAATAACTTTCGCCGAATACACTTGCGATACGTTCATTGATCTGTTAAAATTGTCTAAAGAATTCACTTGCAATGAACTGGAAGAGTTTCCAGATCATACATATCAAATTTGGAAAAGACGATGAAACAATACTTAGATTTACTTAAAGACATTTTAGAAAACGGAGAAACAAAAGATGATAGAACTGGCACTGGCACTATTAGTGTGTTTGGACGTCACCTTCGCTTTGATTTGCGTCGGGGCTTTCCAGCCGTCACAACGAAAAAGTTAGCATGGAAAGCATGTGTAGGTGAACTAATTTGGTTCATTGAAGGATCAAGTGATGAGCGTAGACTAGCAGAGATTACGCATGGTACTCGTGAAGGTGGAGTAACTATCTGGACACCAAATGCATTAGCTCCTTATTGGAAGCCTAAAGCGAAGTTTGAAGGTGATCTTGGACGAGTATATGGGGTACAATGGCGACAATGGAATCCACACACTATCAAGTGGACAAGCTCTAGTGAGTCGGAACCAGTGTACATTGATCAATTGAAGAATCTCATAGAAGGATTGAAACAAGATCCTAATGGGCGCAGGCACATTCTAAGTTCCTGGAACGTGGGCGAGTTAGACCAAATGGCTTTGCCACCTTGTCATGTTATGAGTCAATTTTATGTCAACAAAAATAAAGAACTCTCTTGCCATATGTACCAGCGTAGTGTGGATGTTTTCCTTGGGCTACCTTTTAACATTGCTAGCTATGCGCTACTCACTCATTTGATTGCACATCACTGTGGATTGAAAGTTGGTGAACTTGTTATCAGTACAGGTGATACTCATATCTACCAAGACCACGTTGAGCAAGTCAACGAACAATTGCAACGTGAACCGTTTGCAACGCCCACTCTTACACTGAATACATTGAAGACTAATATCTTTGAAATGACAATGCAAGATATAGCATTAACTGGATACGAAAGCCATGGCTCTATCAAAGCAAACATGGCTGTATGAAGATATGTTGCCTTCAAGGCAACTAAGAATATCTGATACAGGTGAACACATTGTCACGGTTACTCGTGTCGTACACACGTTTAAAATGAATGACTGTGATGACCCTGATTTGTTAGCAGCAGAACCCATATATAACTGGCAGCAAACAGAAGCAGGCAAGTGGATAATGGAAAACTCTGCACCAACAGCTAGCTGGCATCGTAACACAGATCATAATACATACGGATACATATATCAAATCAGAGCGTATCTTACTCCACAGCAAATAACATATTTTGAATTGAAATTTAAATGAATATTTTAGTAACAGGCGGACTCGGTCTCATAGGACACAATGTTGTCCAGCGTTTAGAAAAGTTAGGACATGAAGTTGTCATTGTTGACACTAGGACTAACTATGGAATAATTCCTCCTAGCGAAATCATGTACTTAATGAGTGAGAGGCAAAAGAAAATTACTACTACTCATATCTACAGTGCAGACATTGTATCAGACACTATGGATTATTTGTTTGAAAAGTACCAGTTTGAACTAGTGATTCACATGGCTAGTTTTCCTAGACAGAAGGTTGTAAACAATAACCCTATGCTAGGTGCAAAGACAATGGTAGAAGGATTACTTAACCTATGTGAGTTAAGCAAGCAACACAGTGTACAGAAGTTTTTGTATATTAGCTCTAGTATGGTCTATGGCGACTTTACTGATGATGTAACTGAGGATGCAATCTGTAAACCTCAAGGACAATATGGAATTATGAAACTAGCAGGAGAAGAACTTGTCAGAGACTACAGCCGCCGTGGTTGCTTCAATCATACTATCATTCGCCCTAGTGCTGTATATGGCCCCTTGGATGTGGAAGATAGAGTCATCGCAAAATTTATGCTCACCGCACTGCGTGGGGGTATTCTCAACGTTAATGGGGCAGGTGAAACACTAGACTTCACCTATGTAGACGATGCAGCAGATGGTATTGTATCAGCAGCATTGAGTGAGAACACAATAAACAAGACATACAACATCACAAAGAGCCACAGTCGTACATTACTAGATGCAGCCGAACTAGCTGTTAAGATTGTGGGTAAAGGTATCATTAATGTTCGTGACAAAGACGCAGATTTTCCTAGCAGAGGTGCATTAAACATTGATGCAGCTAGAAAAGACTTTGGATTTGATCCTAAAGTAGATGTAGATGAGGGATTTTATAACTATTACAAGTGGTTAGTGGACGATCCTTACTTTAACAATGTATAAATAATACTATGTTCATACTATCAATACTTCCCGACTTTGTGCTACACTTAATTCTAATAGCAGGCATCTTAGGCACTATTGCAGGATTTGTGTTAGGGTTTATCCCCCTCATTAGAATGTATAAGCTACCCATTCAAATTTGTAGTTTGTTGATTCTGTCACTCGGGGTGTATTTAGAGGGAGGTCTTGCTAATGAACAAGAATGGCGACTTAAGGTGGCAGAAGTTGAAGCTAAGTTGGCAAAAGCAGAAGCGCAGTCTGCGGTTGAAAATGTAAAGATAGTAACTAAAGTCGTCAAACAGTTAGAGTTAGTTAGAACTCGCGGAAATGATATCGTGCAGTATGTTGACCGTGAGGTTACTAAGTATGACACATCTTGCCCTATACCTTCTGTAGTGATAAAAGCTCACAATGATGCTGTGTCTGACCCAAGAACAAAGGATATCAAATGAAACATATATTGATCATTCTCTCCCTAATGCTAAGTGCATGTAGCACACCAGTGCCCATTTCTGCTAAATTTCCTGATGTTCCCCCACAGATAATGGAAAAATGCCCCCAACTGAAATCAATTGAGGGCGAAACGACTACTCTAAGTACTATCACCAAGACCGTTGTCGTTAACTATACTACATATTATGACTGTGCAGTTAAGATGGACGGTTGGATTGAGTGGTACAACGTTCAAAAAATCATATTTGAGAACGCCGGTAAGTAGTTAATCAGCTTTACCGCATTTAGCACGTTTAGCTTTAGTAAGCGCACCGAAGTCTACTTTCCACTCAGCACCTGGCTGTAACTCTGTTACACCTACAGGATAAGCGTAATTCACGTTGGCAGATTTTTCAATTTGTGCAATTGATACACGAAACTTAGTTAAGTCATTGCCCAAGTTAACATAGGGCTTGGTGTGCGGGAATCCCCATCCTGCAACTTCTTTGGTAGAGTTGTTTATTACAATCTTGTAGTATCCATGGGGCACAATAACACCCTTACCAATTGTTTCATCTCCGGCACCATACAATGCTCCAACATAGATAGTGAACGGTTGATTCAATTGAACCGCCCATCCACGAACACTAGTCTCAAGTAGTTTCCAGATGCCACGATTCAATGAGCCATGTTGTGGGTACATATTAGTCATTAAAAACGATTCGTATTCGACTTGCTGAGTGTATGATAGATCACCGTCCGGCGCAGCGTGTCCTTTGTCGTAACCAGTGCCAGCATAATCATCAGGTACTGCACCACCTTGAATTGATTTATCAGCTACAAAAGCATTAGTGCGGGGAAAGCAACCCAATGCATTAGCGGGTTGCAGTGTGTATGCTACATAAACTGGAATCTTCACTGGTGCATCATATGCAACTAGATATGCTTCACGGCAGATTGGCATTGCTGTACGCTGAGTTTGCGCAAAGCCATATGGACTGTGAACAGCACATGCTTGTACTGGATTAGGGGCACGTTGGTCCCATGCGTGTGCGGATGCTGAAATGATTAACAACAATCCTAATAGAAATTTGTGCATAAATGCTCCTTATATATGTATATATTTAGTCTGTAGCAAAATCAAAACGGTGTTGCCAACGATAAATATAGTATAATCGGAATACTTACATGGCGACAACCCTACATATACTAGAAGTTATTGATATTGGTCTATTACCCAATGATGGCACCGGAGATCCATTGCGTGTTGCATTTGACAAGATCAATAACAACTTTGCTAGTATCCCGCTACTAAATCAAGGTGGACCTAACGGCGCATTACAGTTCAATAATGCAGGATTAAGCGGAGGTATTGCTAACTTAACCATAGATGTAGAGCTTAACCAAGTTAATATTGATACGAATATCATCCCTATCACTACTAACGTAGTTGAAATCGGGAGTGATGAAAAGCGTGTCGCTAATGTATGGCTGAGTAAACTTGATTCATTGCACATAGGTAATGTAGGTGTTAGTGAAAACTTTAATGTATTAAGTTTCTATCAAAACTCTAATAGATTTGTAGCAACCGACTTACAAGTAGGTAACATTTACGCTACCGGTGACTTATTTGCAATCGGTAATGTTACTAGTACTGGTAGTATGGAAGTCAATGGTGGTATCGGACTTAATGGTGGTATTACAATTAACTCATCAAATGTAACAACACAGACTAACACTGCTAATCAAGTGATATACGAATTGCCCCAAGGTACTTTTAGCACTATTCGCTTTCAAATATCATCCTCTGCGATTGACACGAATGATAGTCAAACAGCTACAATCACAGTAACCAAACGCAATGACGGAATCAGGGCCCAGCACAATGTATTCGGTACAGTGTTTATAGGCAATGCAGTAACTCGTTATAATATTGACATTGCGTATGGTAATCTCAGACTAATGGTGTCTCCGATCCCTAATATTCCAATGATACATTTATTTTCTTATCAATCGGACAAAGAAGTATGAGAGCAAACGAATTCATCACTGAAGTAAAAGCCGGCCCTGTTGGGAAACGTAGACAAAATGCTACCAAGGGTCTGAACACATACGGCGACGGTGAACATATAAGCGGAGACTACACTTCATACCGCTTGGGCATGGCTGTTGCTGGCGCAGATGGTAAAACTCCACCGGACATTGATGCAAAAAGTTGGATAGGTAAATCTAAATCAACTCATCCTTATACTAAGGAAGAACAAGATATGCTTAAACATGCATACGCAGCAGTTGGTGCAAAATATCAAGATTTAAACAACGGTGATATGCGTAGTATGGAACCCGAAGATACTCACAAAACTAGCCCAATGATGGGGTTCAGTGGGTACGAAAAGAAATCTAAGAAAAAATAAATCACCGTAGTTTTGCTGATAAGTAAAACTATGATCGACATTAACCATACCCTAGATTTACTCAAGCTAAAGTTTTACAACGAATGGCTTTACACTGCACACCTTTATGACGAGGGTGATGCAGCATTTCACAAGCAACTAACTATTCAAATGGTCAATACATATATTGATCCGTTAAATCTACCAAAAGACGCATTGATATTAGATATGGGTTGCGGCCCTGGCTACTTTTTAGATGAAATGAAAGAACGTGGTTACACTAATTGTGTCGGAGTTACACTAAGTCCAGTTGATACTAAGATTTGTACTGATAAAGGGCACACTGTGAAGAACTATGATATGTCCTTCATTCCTCAAGTTGACGGGTACTATGACGAAAGTGTAGACTTTATCTGGGCTAGACATTCATTAGAACACAGTCCGTACCCTATCATCACGTTAGCTGAATACAACCGATTATTAAAATTGAAGGGTAAAATGTATGTTGAAGTTCCTGCTCCGGATACTGAACGTAAGCACGAATACAATCTAAATCACTATAGTGTGTTAGGAATCCAGCAATGGGATGCACTATTAAAACGCACCGGGTTTACGGTTGAAGTATGCAATACAATTGATTTTGACGTACAGATGCCCGCAGATCCAGCTAAATCAGGACCTGATGATGAAAGAATTACAATGAAAGAAAAATTCTTTGTTATGATGACACATAAGCAATGTCCACTTGATATCAAGTAATTCAGATAAATACATACATGACGTTTGATGTATGGAAACAAGCTAAAATACAGAACGGTCTTGCAAAACTCAAGACCGTTCCTACACGTCAGGAAAACACTGACACTACCCTAGAAGATTTAAAGAAATTAAGTGGAATAACTCAGCAAGTTATAGGGGAAGAAAGTAATATCAGCATTACCGGAAATGAAAAAGCTCGGTTAATGAAAGAGCACAATATCAAGCCCGGAACTGATGAATGGTTTCAACTATGGTTTTCAAGACCATATCTAACCGGCGAAAAGCCAGTAGGAAAATAATATGGCAGCTAACGGAATATCAACAGAAGTAGGCGCTAACGCAGCAGCTACTAAACTAAAGCGTAAGAATGACAAACTTGCGTTAGCTAAAACTAAACGCCAAGCAGTAGGTACACCCGGATATCGCCAATATAACAAATATACTAGTCCTGGCACAGTCGCCCCCGCTACCGGCCGACCCTGGACAAAGTAATCGGGGTCAGTAGATCCAAATAAATACGTTATGGCAAAACCCCCTACACCTATTAGTAACGCCCCGACGTTGGTCAAGAACCCGTACATTAAGACGCAATTCAGAAACGAAACAGAATTAAACGACTTCATTAAATGTTGTGATCCTGAAACGGGTTATCTATATTTTATGGATAACTTCTTTATGATTCAGCACCCGACTAAGGGTAGCATGGTCTATCACCCTTGGGATTATCAAAGACGATTGATAGAAACATATCACAAGTATCGTTATTCAATCTCATTGATGCCACGACAGTCAGGTAAGTCAACGTCAGCAGCAGGATACTTGCTTTGGTACGCTATGTTCGTACCCGACTCAACGATATTAATTGCAGCACACAAGTACACAGGTGCTCAAGAAATTATGCAGCGTATTCGTTATGCATACGAGAACTGTCCTGATCACATTAAAGCAGGGGTAACTACATACAACAAAGGCTCATTAGACTTTGAAAATGGATCACGTATTGTTTCAGCAACTACTACTGAAAATACAGGTCGTGGTATGTCTATCACACTTCTATACTTAGATGAGTTCGCATTCGTGCGTCCCTCAATTGCAAAAGAGTTCTGGACTGCTATCACTCCTACATTGTCAACCGGTGGTAAAGCTATTATCACTAGCACACCTAACTCAGACGAAGATCAATTTGCGTTCATTTGGAAGGGTGCTAATAAGTGTGAAGACGAATACGGCAATCCTACTGAATTGGGCGTTAACGGATTCAAGTCATATAGAGCATATTGGCCAGAGCAACCCGGCCGGGATGAACAGTGGGCCAAAGAAATGCAAGCTCAATTGGGAGAAGATCGTTTTAGGCGAGAAATTGGATGTGAGTTCATTATTGCTGATGAAACACTTATCAATCCAAGTACTCTTATTGATTTAGCAGGCATTGAGCCTATTCACCGTATTGGACAGATTCGCTGGTATAAGCGGCCTACTAAAGGCAGTGTATACGCCGTCAGTCTTGATCCATCATTGGGTACAGGTAGTGATCCTGCTGCAATTCAGATATTCGAAGCAAACACTACTACGCAAGTTGGTGAGTGGAAGCACAATAAGACAGATATTCCTAGTCAGATCAAGTTACTAGCACAAATTACTAAGTACATTTCAGATTGTACCGGTGAACCAAACAGCATCTACTATTCAATAGAGAACAACAGCATTGGTGAAGCTGCATTAGTGTCATTGAATGAGTATGGTGAAAGCAATATTCAGGGAATTTTCATTAGTGAGCCCGGAAAAAAGCGCAAAGGGTTCACTACAACTAATAAGAGCAAACTTGCAGCTTGTGCTAAATTTAAAACATTAGTTGAAAACAAGAAACTGACAATTCATAGTCATAGTTTGATTACTGAGTTAAAGTCATTCATTGCTAATGCGGGTAGCTACGCTGCTAAGATAGGAGAAACTGACGATTTAGTTATGGCCTCTTTACTTGCAATCAGGGTTATCCAACAATTGAGTGAATATCATAGCGGATTGGACAGTCATATGCGTGACCATGAAGAATTCATAGCTCCATTACCCTTCTTTGCGGTACTGGGTTAATATAATTTAAGATAAATACACTATGTCAAAAAAACAAGAAAGCCTAAGGGCAGAATTAAGAAACATTCTTAGCAGGGGCGGCCGCTCTGTTATCAGCAAATCCAGTGATGGTAAAGCAGTTCCTGTACCTGAAGAAGCAGAAGTATTTGAAATTGACTTTGTTAAAGACGGTGAAAGTTACGGTAAAGTCTATGTATCAATTGACGGATTACATCAACTTATTGTTTATTTTGACGACAAAGTAGCAAATAGTCCCAAGAACGGTTCAGCCGACAGCGAATCATGGGAACAATTAGTTAGAACACTAAAGAGATTCGCTATGATGAAACAACTTAGTTTCAAACTAGAAGATTTAGATAATTTGGAAAACGATATGGCAAAAAGAGAACACACAAAGAAGCAAGAAACAATGTACGAAGGTTATCATGCTCAGGGCAAGAAGGCCAGCTATAGCGACACTGTCCCTACAACTAAGATGATTATCAAGCATAAGCGTAACATGGAAGAAGGTGAACAGCGATTCCGTCAAATTGACAAAATCTTTATTGAAAACTCAATTGGTGAAAGAGCACTAGCACCAACTGACAAGCCTGGATTGGCACGTGTGTTCGCAAGACACATTGCAGAAGGTGGAAAAGCTAACGATGACCGTTGGAATCATATCTCTGGTTTATGTGAAGAATACGGTAAGATGGCAGGATTTGTTCGTGCTACTCGTAATAATCAATTCAATGAATCAGCACAAAAATTAGTAACTGAAGGCATCAATCACTATCAGAAACTACGTGAATGTTTAGGCAAGATGTCAGGTAAGCGTGGCTACAACAATTACTTTGAAAGCTATACTCCATCATTGATGGAAGATGAAGACAGTGTTGACTTAAGCGAAATGTTCATGTCTAGCAGTTTAGACCCTCGCATTGAAAGTGTAATGCCAATATTAAGTAAGTTAAGCAAGCACATCAGTGAAACAAGTGAAATGGCTGAGACTATTGCATTAGAAGAATGGGCAGACGATATCATCGGAGACTCACCAAAAGCAGCAACTAAAAGTAACAAGCCATCTGACAAAGAAGTTGCAAAGCGTATGCATGCCATTCTTAGTAAGGGCAAAGAAGAAGTAGAAGAAATGGACTCACAAGGTTATACTGGTAGCCGTGATGGTGGTGACCCTGATGCTGGCAAGAAAGAACATTACGGCAAAATGGCTAAGCCAGGTGATGTTGTCAAGCAAGGTGTAAGTAGTCTAAACAAAGCTATGAGTTCTGCAAGACCATCTGATAAAGAAGTTGCCAAAAAGATGCATAGCATTTTAAGCAAAGGCAAAAAGGATGTAGCGGAAGAACAAGTTAATGAACTAAGCAAAGGTACACTGAAGTCTTACTCAAAATCAGCGGGCCAAGATGTACACGCTGACCAACGTGACGCAGGTGGCGCAAGAGACCAAGCTGCCCATAGCAAGAAGCACGGTGATGTCAAGCAAAGTGCAGCATGGAAAGATGAAGCTGAATGGTTAGACAAACGTGCTGAAAAACGTGCCGGCGGTGTTGCCAGGGCAACTACTAAGATTGCGCAAAAAGGTGTGGCAGAAGACACCGAAGAAGAATTATCTGACTTGTCTAAAATCAAAACTGCAAAGCTACAACAATTACATGCGCTACATAGTCATTATGGACAAACTGATCCACGTAGTAAATCAGCAGCACAGCGAGGTGCAGCAGAACTAAAAAGACGCGGGATAATTGTCCCCGGTGATAAGGAAGGTGTAGCAGAGGACCTAGATTCAGGGCAAAAAAGAGCAGGACAGTTCAGCCCGAAAGATGCTTATGCTAAGCCAGGTAGCTTAGTTGGTACAAACGAAAGCAGTGACCCATTAGATCGTATAAAACAGATAATGAATCATCGCAGATAAAGGGTTAAAAAACCGCATTTAATTATGCGGTTTCCCACATCCGTGATAAATACTCTTGACATTAGAGAAAAGTATGTTATACTATCTCATATGTTAGTTGCTTCATGGTGAAGCAGCGAATATTAAAACAGACTCCAAGTCAATGAAATAAGGAAATTTATTATGGCATCTTTAGCAGAAATCCGCGCTCGTATTGCAGCGCAAGAAAACAAATCAAATTCTGGTTCTTCTCAACAATCAGACAACTCAGTTTACCCCCACTGGAATATGGATGAAGGCACTACAGCTAGTCTACGTATCCTACCTGATGGTAATGCAAGCAACACCTTCTTCTGGGTTGAAAAACAAATCATCAAACTCCCATTCAACGGAGTAAAAGGTGAATCAGGTATGAAGCAAGTTATCGTTCAGGTTCCTTGTGTTGAAATGTACAACGATGGTTCAGTATGTCCTATCTTGGCAGAAGTTCGCCCTTGGTACAAGGATGAGACACTGAAAGAAATGGCTAACAAGTATTGGAAGAAGCGTTCTTACTTGTTTCAAGGTTTTGTTCGTCAGAACCCAATCGGTGATGACAAGCAACCAGCGAACCCAATTCGTCGTTTTGTTATCTCTCCTCAAATCTTCACTGTTATCAAGTCTAGCTTGATGGACCCAGAGATGGAAGAATTGCCAACTGACTACATGCGTGGTCTTGACTTTAACGTTAAGAAGACTACTAAAGGTGGTTATGCTGACTACTCAACTTCAACATGGGCTCGTAAAGAATCCGCATTGACTGACGCAGAAGCAGCAGCAATTGAAAGTTTCGGCTTGCACAATCTAAATGACTTCTTGCCTAAGAAGCCGGGTGAAGCTGAACTGCGTGTGATGAAAGAAATGTTTGAAGCAAGTGTTGATGGTCAACCGTTTGACAATCAACGTTGGGGCAACTACTATCGTCCATATGGGCTAGAAGCGCCCGGTGGCTCTGCACCTTCAGCAGCAGCTCCAGCAGCACCGTCTGCACCAGCAGCAGCATCAGCACCTGTAGCAGAATCTGCTCCTTGGGAAGATGATGTAGCAGCAGCAGAAAAGTCTTTCAGTAACCCAATTGAAATTCCAAAATCAGCTCCAAGCAGCGATAAAGCACAAGACATTCTTGCAATGATTCGTGCTCGTCAAAACAAGCCTGCGTAATTATAGTAGAGAACGGGAAACCGTTCTCTCTTTAAGGAGAACAGTATGACAATGCCAGACGAAAGATACCGTGCTATCAAGCAAGGTAAAAAGTTATTGGAAGAACTATGTGATCCTGGTAAAACACCTAGAGTCCCTAGTATAGTTCGTGACCGAGCAAGGGGTGCATTACGTCACTATCCTAACGATTGTGAGTTAGATGCAATGGCAGAAAAATGTCCCGATCTGCTTGATAAGCAGCCGTTTAGTATATACAATACACGGAACACATCAATTAAATGAAAGAGAGAATGTAATGGCAAAACCTTTTGACGTTTCAAAATTTAGAAAAGAAATTACTAAGTCTATTGAAGGACTTAGTATCGGATATAACGACCCAACTGATTGGGTCAGTACAGGGAATTATGGACTTAATTATCTTATCAGTGGTGATTTTAACAAAGGCGTGCCTCTTGGCAAAGTCACTGTATTCGCTGGAGAATCTGGTTCGGGCAAGTCTTTCATTTGCTCAGGCAACTTGGTCCGACATGCGCAACAGCAAGGTATTTACGTTGTTTTAATTGACAGTGAAAATGCACTTGATGAAAAATGGTTGCATGACTTGGGTGTAGACACAAGTGAAACCAAATTGCTTAAGTTGAACATGGCTATGATTGACGATGTAGCAAAGACTATCAGTGAGTTTATGAAGTCATACAAAGTCTTGCCAGAAACAGACAAGCCTAAAGTATTGTTCATCATTGACAGCCTTGGAATGCTATTGACTCCAACTGATGTGAATCAGTTTGAAGATGGTAACATGAAAGGTGACATGGGTCGTAAGCCTAAAGCACTGACAAGTCTTGTTCGTAATTGCGTGAACATGTTTGGTAGCCACAATGTTGGTCTAGTCGCAACTAATCACACATATGCATCACAAGATATGTTTGATCCAGATGACAAAATCTCTGGTGGTCAAGGCTTTGTGTACGCAAGTTCTATCGTAGTCGCTATGAAGAAGTTGAAACTGAAAGAAGATGAAGACGGTAACAAAGTTGCAGAAGTAAACGGCATTCGTGCTGCTTGCAAGATTATGAAAACTCGTTACGCTAAGCCTTTTGAAAGTATTCAAGTTAAGATTCCATACGAAACAGGTATGAGCCCCTACAGTGGTCTAACTGATATGCTTGAGAAATCAGGCGCATTGAAAAAAGAAGGCAATAGCTTAGTGTATGTAACCGAACACGGTGAGATTCTCAAAGCATTCCGTAAGGGTTGGGAAGCTAACAAAGACGGTTGCTTGGATAAAGTTATGCTAGAGTATACTGGTGCTACTAAGAGTAAAGTGAGTGCTGCAACTGCTGAGGCAGATGTAGAAGAGGTAGCAGAATGAAGTTAGATTTGATTACAGAAGTATGGGAAGTACTACGTGAACATATTGACCTGAATGATCGGGCTGATGCTGCTGATACTCTAGTCAATTTCTTGATGGACAACAACTATGAGGTTGACGAAATCAAGGAATCATTCAAAGACAAAGATATCACTAAAGCTCTGAAGGGTTATGCTGAACAGCATTTCCAAGAAGAAGAATACGAAGAATACGACGAAGACTCCGACACAGACGAATGGAACTAAATGTCAAGTAATTGGTACACCCGAGTAAGTCAAGACTTGTCAAAGATACCTGACTTCTTGGCGTACTATGATGCAGAGTTAGCCTCTGCAAAAGCTGATGTTAAGATTCAAGGTAACGTAGAGAAAAACATTTCTGCGTTACCCGGTGTTACTGAACACCGTTTCAATCAACTACAAGAGATTGAAGCGGTGCTTCAATTCTTGAATCTACAACTACGTAAGATTCGGCGTAAACACTTTCAAAAATACTTAGAAGCGTACAATCGGGCACTGAGTGACCGTACTGCTGAAAAGTATGTAGAGGGCGAAGACGAAGTTATTGACATGGAAACAATCATCAACGAAGTTGCACTATTACGAAACAAATGGTTAGGAACCATGAAGGGTTTGGATTCAAAGAACTTCATGCTTGGTCACATTGTTCGTTTACGTGCTGCTGGTATGGAAGACATATCGGTTAGCTAAGGGAAATCTCGACTTGCTTATATAGCAGGTCCGTGCTATAATTCATCAACAACTTTATTTCATATGCCTAATACCTTGTCTACCATCTTTAATTCATATCCTAGCTTAAACCTTAGCTCACTCAGCAACATCTCAATAGGTGGCGCATATGGTACTCATAGTTTTACACATCCTAATATGCACCCTGCTGTTAAGAAGTACGAAATCTATGAAACTCCATCTGATATTTTAGCATTAAGCGTAGCGTGGAAGCGAATGCGGGAAGTGGGAACATCTACTGGTAAAATAGGTAGTCTTCTGGACAAAGACTTGCACCAAGAACTATCAAATGATGACCATCAACGTGCAAGTGAAATTCGTGACCACTATAGCAAAAGAGTGTTGATGTGGAAACTTAAGGGTGATAGAATGTCTGCATACCGTGAAGACTTAAATTCTTTTGTCCACAGTGATGGTTTAAAATTTCGTGAAAACATGTTAGGTCTCGCCTATCACTTGCCTTCATTTTATGAATACGACATTCAACTGGACGAGGTTCGACTACAAGTTGTTTCGAACAAAGTTCCCACTAAAGCACTACGGGATAGTAGAATACTAAAGCCACTAAAGAGAATCGTATTCAAGAACAAGCGAATGAGCAATGTCCAATATTGGATGCAAGATACCGAGACTGACACTGCCGCAATGATTCAGATTGAGACTAAGAACCCATTAGAACACTTGTGGAATCGTATCTTTGAAAGTTCTACTACACTTGGTGTAGCTGGAAATTTCAATCTCAAGACTCGGGATAATTTTGAATACGCAAGTATCAACCAGTGGAAATTAGCCTAAATTTGACATTAAATGGTGTTTGTGTTATACTCTTAACATGAACTTCATTAAAGAACTACTTCAAGCTACCATCATAGCTCTCACTATGTTCGGTCCTTTCTTCTATTACTTCATCTTTATGATGAAGCCATAATTTGACATTAAATGGGTATTGTGATACAATACTTGTATTGACACTGAAACATAGGAACTAAAAATGACAGCTACGATTCGTATTACAAAAGGTGAGTATCGCAACATGCCTGTGATCAACAAGACTTTCACACTTGTCAAAGGTTATCAGACAGGTGCAAAAGGTGGTTTCGTAACAGTGAAAAACAATGGTCACTTCCCCAACGTTTCTATTGAGAACGTAAAAGTGAAAGTAGATGGCATTGACAAAATTAAATTTCTCGAAGGAGCACCTGAATTGGTAGATGCAATTAGCTTTAAAGCAGTAGAACCCGAAGTGTCTGAGACTGAATTGGAAGCAATGGACCGTATTGCAATGCGTTTCTCTGTACTTGATGAAATGTCAAAAGCATGTATTGCAGGCGACATTCGTGCAATGATTGTGTCAGGTCCTCCGGGAGTTGGCAAGTCGCATGGTGTTACAATGCAAATGGAAAAGGCATCTATGTTTGATAAAATCTCAGGCAAGCGTCCCCGCTTTGAGATTGTTAAAGGTGCAATGTCGGGTATTGGTCTGTTCGCTACACTGTACAAATATTCTGATTCTAAAAACGTGTTAGTGTTTGATGACTGTGATGTTTGGGAAGATCAAGACGCATTGAACGTGCTGAAAGGTGCTCTCGATTCTGGCAAGACTCGCCGTATCTCTTGGAACAAAGATAGTCGTTTGCTGAAAGACGAGGGAGTGCCCAATACTTTCAACTTCAACGGCTCAGTGATTTTTATCACTAACTTGAATTTTGCAGATCGCCGCAGCAACAAAATCAAAGCTCACTTGGAAGCATTGCAATCTCGTTGTCACTATCTGGACCTTACTATTGATACCGAGCGTGATAAAATGTTGCGTATCAAGCAAGTGCATCGTGATGCTGATGGTGGTCTGTTTGCTGACTACGATTTTGACGCTACTCAATCTCAAATGGTCCTTGACTTCATGTGGGACAATCAAGACAAACTGCGTGAAACTAGTTTGCGTATGGCATTGAAAATTGCTGACTTGGTTAAGATCAGCCCGAACTGGCGCAATCTTGCTACTGCAACTTGCATGAAAAAAGTTTAATATGTTTAAACAAAAAGGTTTCACTCTCATTGAAATGATGATTGTAGTGGTGATCGTTCTTATTCTAGGTATGATGGCAGTAGGTGCAGTCAATGGATCAACTAGTAATAACACCGTCAGTTGGGGCGTCAACGGCATGACCGAAATGCGGTGCATTGATAATTATAAATTTATCATTAGTCAACAGGGACATACTCGTCAGGTAATGGATGAGTTTGGCAAAGGCGTGAAGTGTCAATAAAAGGTTAACCCCCTGCAGTGTGCGTAACGGCAATATCAATAAGTCCGTTTCGATAATAGAAAAAGGGGACTTAGGTCCCCTTTTTAGCCACTATCTATTGCATTATCTATCACAAGAGTATATAATGAATGATGACAAAAAAGCCTAACACTAAAGAACAATTAGTTGATTACTTGCTAAAATACATAAGTTTGGGCACTTACGATAAAAAGTTTGTTAGCAATATATTGCAACTTAACATTACTACTGGTAAATCTGTTACCACTAATCAAGCAGCCCTGTTAGATAAAATCATTCTGCGATATCATCGGCAACTAGCTAAAGCAGAAATAAATAGCATTGACATGGTTAACCTTTCGTGGTCACTGCCACCGATTGAAAGTTCACCTATCTATACTGAGGCACATGTGTCTGTTATGGATGATACCACGCTCATTATTCATAGTCCCTACAAAAAGGATTTTGTAAAGGAACTTAAGCAATATGATTACATGAACTGGGACCGCGACAATAAATTATGGTCCACTATAGCATCGGAGCACACACTAAAGCAAGTGTTGGAAGTTGTTAATGCTCACTATGATAAAGTAAATTACTGTCCTATAGTACAGCAAGTAGTAGACACTGTGACAGAATACGAAGGTATGCTATACTGGAATCCAACACTAACTCGAATAAAAGGTAATCTGTACGTAGTTGCTGCAAATGGTCCACTGATGGAAGCGATTACTAATATTCCTTTGGATACTGATTATCACACATTAGCTAGACTAAGCAGAATGGGAATCAGAATTGAGCCGGCACTTATTAGTGCAGTACATGATGAGTTGGGCGGGTCTGACGAAGTGTTTAAGAAACTGATATTTGCAATTGACCATCAACCCAAGATTGAAATGTCTAACCAATCTATGATCATAGAACATCTGTTAGATATCAAAGCAGATATCGTGATACTCAACCAGTGGTTTGGTACAAACAAAACTTATGTTATGGAATTAGCTAATTTATTGAAAGCAAATAAAATCGAACATAAGATATTAAAAACTAAATCAGGTCTCGGTGAAGTAGTTGACACTGAGTTAAAGACATATGACATGCCCATAAAACTTAACATAGGAGTGTTCAATACGCACGGATCACTTAAACATATAGCCAAGAATGTACAATTGGTAAACAGCAACGAAATCTATATAGAGTATAAATGAAACAATGTAAAATAATCGTCAAAGACGAAGTAAACGTAAAGATAGAGGGCTTGGATCTACCTGATCGTAAGGCTCTAATGAAACTATTTGAGTTTGATGTACCCGGCGCACGGTATTTGCCAAGTGTCCGACTCGGTAGGTGGAACGGCAAGACTAGCTACTTTAGTCTAGGTGGGTCAAGTTATATCAACTTGCTTCCCGAGATTCTTCCTGTACTTGAACGTGTCGGTTACGACATTGAGTTAGAAGACACACGGGACTATACAACTACCTTTGCGTTTACTGAGGTTACTGAGGAAACATTCAAACATAAAGTATGGCCTAAGAATCATCCTATTGCGGGACAACCAATTGTACTGCGTGACTATCAGATTGAGATTATCAACAACTATCTTAAGAATCCGCAAGCACTGCAAGAAATTGCAACGGGTGCTGGCAAGACACTAATCACTGCTGCACTTAGTTCTGCTATTGAGCAGTATGGTCGTAGTATTGTTATCGTGCCTAACGTTAGTCTAGTAGGTCAAACCGAAGCTGATTATATTAACTTGGGGCTTGATGTTGGTGTGTACTACGGCGGCCGCAAAGAGTACAACAAGACGCATACTATTTGCACTTGGCAGTCACTAGGTAACATGCTTAAGAACACTAAAGCAGGAGAAGCAGAAGTTGACATTGGCGACTTCTTAGAAGGCGTAGTTTGTGTTATCGTTGACGAGGTTCACCAAGCTAAAGCAGAAGTATTGAAGACATTGCTCACTGGGGCAATGAGTCAGATTCCATTACGTTGGGGCTTGACTGGTACTATCCCTAAAGCTAGATTTGAATCAATGTCGTTGACTGTTAGTTTAGGCCCAGTGATTGGTAGTCTAACTGCTAGTACATTACAAGAGCAAGGTGTGTTGAGTAACTGCCATGTTAACATCCTACAACTACAAGATGGAGTTGAGTTCCCTAACTATCAAACTGAATTAAAGTACCTAGTTGAGAACAGTCAGCGTATGGATTGTATTGCTTCACGTATCTTTAAGATTAAGGATACAGGTAACACATTGGTCCTTGTTGATAGGATTGAAGCTGGTAAAATACTACATCTTAAGTTAGAAGAATTAGGTGTACCCGAAGCTGACGTAGTGTTCGTGTCGGGTGGCACTAAGTCTACTACTAGGACTGATCATTACGATGACATTGCTACAGCAACTAACAAGATTATTATCGCAACATACGGTGTAGCCGCAGTTGGTATTAATATCCCGCGTATCTTCAACGTAGTGTTGATTGAACCGGGTAAGAGTTTCGTTCGAGTTATTCAAAGTATCGGACGAGGCATACGTAAAGCAGAAGACAAAGACTTTGTGAATATCTGGGATATCACTAGTAGTTGTAAGTTCGCTAAACGACATTTGACCCAACGGAAGACATTCTATCGTGATGCCAACTACCCGTTTGACGTTGAAAAAATTAAGTATAAGTGATACAATAACAACATGCGTATATTAACCCTCGACAACACCTATTATAACTTAGAGACCCTACCCGATGAAGTAGATGATTTACGTTTTGCTATCTTAGATAACAGCAACCCCCAAAATGTAGACTATCATTATATCCCACTAATCTTTTTAGAATCGTTTAACAGCCCGGCACTCGTATTGAAGATCGGTAACAAGACAGTAAAGATGCCAGTTGATTGGCAAATACTGATTGGTGAACCTGATATGGGTGACTTAGAAACACTTCCACTTACTAGTATTAATGACAGAGGTTTCAAAGCATTCGAATTCAATCCACTGACAGCATTCAAACCTAGCTTTTTAGATATTGATATTGTTGATATCTATCACGATGTAACTTGGTATGCTCCTAGACTAAAGAACGGACAGTTCTTATGTGTACCAATCGACGACGATATAAAACCCCGATGTGTCTACTTTGTTAAAGAGATTAGTCGTAACTGTGAAATTATTGATTACGCACAAGCGTTTTAAAAATGGCAACTAGAAAAGCAGCAGCACCCGTTGATGAGAAATTTGAGAACATGGACTTTGACTTGTTCAATGCACTAACCGCACTGGATAAGAAAGACTATGCTTACATTGACCGACTCACTGACGAACAGCAACGTAAGTTCGTTCCCTACATGATGACGCACTGGATGAGTGCCATCAAAGCTAGCGGTGATCTTCAAGGCTATTACTTGATGAGCACGAACTATCATGCAAACATTCACTTGTTCAATGAATATGTTAGCAAGCATCCTAAGCTACAATGGCAGATGTTATGTGCAGCTAGTCCAGGCATTGGTAAACAATTTCATCAGTGGATACCGCATCTGTCTAGTAAAGTAACACAGCTTAAAGAAACTCCTAAAGAAAAAGATATTCGTGACTACTTTACTAAAATCTATCCTAAGGTAAGTGCTGATGATATCAAAGAAATCAGTGAAGCATTTGTAACTACACACAAGAAGAAAGTATACTTGGCAAACAAGTATCCTAACTTAAAACAAACAGATATTGAAACATTATCGGAGCTAGTAACAGATGCTGAAATTAAACAATATGAAAAAGATAGTGGCAACAGTTGAGCCAAAGCATACCTGTGAGTTTTGTCATCGTGAATTTGTGCGAGAACGAACATTAATCAGTCATCTATGTGAACAGAAGCAAAGATGGCTGAACAAAGATATCAAAGGTAACCGACTAGGCTTTCAGTGTTGGTTGCAGTTCTATACCAAGAACAGCATGAACCGAACTAAGAATAAGACCTATGAAGAATTTATTAAGTCTGCATACTACACTGCCTTTGTAAAGTTTGGTACTTATTGTGGTGAAGTCAATGTAGTCAATGTAAGCCGCTTTGTTGATTGGTTACTCAAAGAAAATATCAAGCTAGACAACTGGCATAGTGATTCAGTTTATACTACCTTCTTGCAGGATTACCTTCGCAAAGAGGATCCGTTTGATGCGATACATCGTGGCATTGAGCATTCTATAGTATTAGCCAAAGCAGCAAACATTCAGTCACACGACATATTACGATTTGGGAATGTGAACAAAATCTGCTATGCCATAACAACGGGCAAGATAAGTCCATGGATGTTGTATCAGAGCAACAGTGGTACCCATTTTCTAGATACTTTAAATCCAGACCATGTTAAAATGATCATAGAGTACATAGACCCGGAACAGTGGGCAATCAAATTTAAACGAGATCCTGAAGTTGCTAAACAAATCAAAGAGTGATTGGGGGCGGGAGGATATTAAGCATATAGCAGAGATTCCTTATACTAGAGTGCAACAGCATGAGGTGTTTGAATGGTTGCTAGTCAATTTAGGATTGCCCGGACACGATTATTATGTCAGACATGATTCTACTACGTTAGCAGTACATTTTACAACAGAACAAAATTACATTTGGTTTATATTGAGGTGGTCGTAATGAACGAAAAAATGATTCACGAATTTGTACAACGCTACGGAGCCAGGGTAGATTACCAACATGGTCGTAGCAGCTTTGAAACCTATAGCAGGTCAATGAATTATTACGATGACCGTAAAAGTGTAGTAGATATTGAACTATCCAGGCAAGAATTTGAGCATTTAGTTGAAGCAGATCACCATGCAGAAGTTGACTATCGTGTTAGAAGCGAAGAAGCACGCCTGCGCAGTAAATACCCTGCGTTGGAAACAGCATATAGCAAATACAAAATGTTATTGGAGCTATACAAATGAACGATCTGCTACCTTATCAACACGCACTATATGATAAACTGCAAGCAGGTGGATTTAAGCAAGGAGAACTAGTTGTCTTTGCCGCTAGTCGTCAAACCGGCAAGAGTATGCTCTATAAGACTATGCTTAATGAAATGTATGGATCAATGACGAAACAACCTATTTTCTCGGTAAATGGCAAAGCAGAAGTAGATGGTGCAACTTGGTATACTGTACACTGCAATAGAGATATCAGTACATGGTTGCGTAATCAACCTAAAGAGTGGCATTATGAAGCATTAGCACACGGATGGAGTGGTTGTCAATTTGACATTCACGAAAAACTTTACACAATGTTGATATTGCGATGGAGCTAAAACTAAGTGAAGGCAGAGTCTCGGGGTCACGATACTATACAGTTGATCCTAACCCAAATTGGGATCCTTATTGGTACAATCAAGGTTGGTTTGATATGGAAATTTGGTGTCTGACGCAATTTGGTCCAACTCCGAATGATGGTGTGTGGACACCCGGTGCTCGTTGGTATATGAACAATAGAAAATTTTGGTTCCATAATGAAGCAGACTTATCTTGGTTTATATTGAGGTGGTCATGAGTAATACAGCAAGCTGGACAACATTCGGCAAGGATCGTTATCATCTCAACGGTGAGATGGAACGCTGGTGCCTAGACAATGTTGGGAATGGTGGTTGGACTTATAGTACTCCCGAAACTTGGGAAGGTATGGGTGGCAAAGTTTGGATTATGCACAGCATGTTTGGTAACACTACCTTTGTATTTAAAGAGTCCAAACACTTAGCTTGGTTTATGTTGAGGTGGGAATGAGTTCACTTGTAAGAATAAAAAACAAGAATGCAATAGCAGCAATGGATATAGTAAGAGAGTTGCGTGAGAAGGGGTATGTACAGGGAATTGATTTTGATTTTAATTACTATCATCAAGAATCCGATGATCCACAGGACATCACCGAGCAGAGACATACCTTATTCACTTTTTACAAAGAGGGGCTGGCAACATGGTTCAGTTTAAAGTACCTATGACATTAGAAGATGAGTTGGCGGCGACGGCGGGTAAGATCATGGCAGATGAAATTGACTGGGAAATTTTAGCTAACCTATTAGTTCAATCAGGCTGGTTTATGGTAGACTTAGATCATTACAGAGACCGTTACCAAAGTATTGACATTGAAACATGGATTGATGAAAACTGCAAGGGCAAATACAAGAAACACAGTAGAACATTCGTGTTTGAGAAGAAAGAAGATGCAGCTTGGTTTAAGTTAAGGTGGCTATGAGAGTATTGAAGAAAGAACTGTGGCCTTGCAAGGTAGAACTGGATCTAGATCAAAGTCAGACCAAGTTGATAGAAATAGAAACTTGGCTAGGCGAACATTATGGTCCTTTAAAGAATCGCTGGAATGTGGTTTATCAATGGGACCATACTGTATTTTATTTTCGGCAAGGCACTGATGCTACCATGTTTTCATTGAGGTGGGTATGATAGAATATATTAAAGACAAGTATTTGACTTGGCGTACTGGTGTTGATAAACAAACACGTGATCATCGTAAGTGGTATGATGAAACTGTTGTTCAACGTGCTAGTACGATTGAAAATATGTTTATGAACTTCAAGTACATACTGCCAGTATCTACGAATATATTTGATTTTTCTGAGCCGTTTGGTTGGTACCCCAACAAAGAATTTAGACAGTATATGTGGCCTAACCGAAAGTTAGATGACTGTTCCGTGTATTACTTTGCCCGTGGCTATAGAGATAAGTGGGATGGTAAATTTTATATGAATGACTTGCGGCACGACGAAGACCAAGTGTTTGTAGCAACTAACAATGAGGTAGATGCTATGATGATAACATTGAAATATTCATGACAATAAGCAATTCCACAATTAATATGATTCGTAAGCAATTGCCAATTCTACTGGCAAAAGCTATTACAGGCGTGCAACCTATGACAGGCCCGGTTGGGGGACTCTTTAGAATGAAATATACCTATACTCCACAATCAAAGTATAAATTTACCCGTGCCAACTGGTATGTGGCAGAGTTCAACATTAAAGATTATACTGATGTTGTACATTGGTGTAGGGAACAGTTTGGTCCACATCCTCGTAATCCCGATGCTTGGAGTCGTTGGGAACACAAGTATGAAGATAAGATTTACTTCCGTGATGAGAAAGATTATGCTTGGTTCATGTTGAGGTGGTCGTGAGAAAATTAATTCCAAATAATATAACTGTAACTGAACAGTTTCGTATCCGTACTCAGTTTGTTGGTATGGTTGGAAAATGGAAACAAAGTATTCTTACTACCACCAGCAAGAAATATCTAGAGTTAGAGTTACAGTGGTTGGAGCGGGACAGCGGTGTTCGCTGTCATTATACTAACAATGGTGAATTGGTAGGATTTAAGTTAGTTGATGAAAAAATGTATGCTTGGTTTGTGCTGAGGTGGGCATAAGTAACATGACTATTAAATTTACTAGTACAGAGTGGGTAGGTGCTGAACCAGAAAACACTGACATTGTGTTAAGATCAGAAGCAGGGTTAACTGGGAAGTTTACGGATTTTTCTAATGAAGTTTTTCTATGGTGCTTTGATAATGGCATTGAAGCAGATATGGTTGGTAAAAAATATAATAGTGATGACAATAGTGATTATAGTCTATGGAGAATTGAAAATGAACAGCACAGAACTTGGTTTATATTGAGGTGGGCATGATCAAAAGACAATATAACAGATGGCGCTACGGCGACAATAAATCTTACTTTGATAACTTTGTTGATGCACATGGACCAGATGAAGTCATTGAAGATAAATTATTATTCTATAAAGCAACTATAGGTAAAAGTAAGAATAAAAATCACAAACTAAATGTCAAGTGGCATGATCCAAAAATGTATGTGGTGTTTGTATTGAGGTGGGCATGAAATTACTGGAAGACTACTCAGTATCATTGAGCGCAGACAGATGGATCAAAATAAAAGAACAATTAACAAAAGTTGAATCTAATTCATTGGTGTCTATTACTTGGACAGGTCCGTTTGA